TTCTTCAGATTGCTTGGTTAACAATGTATTTTGCAACTGATCCAATTCATTTAATAAATTGGAAATTTCTACACTTAAAGAATTTAATTGACTTTGTTTTTGCTCGAGACGTAGTTCAGCATCTGCTAAAGCCTTGGCCTTTTCTGCTTTTTTAGATTGTAACCGCTTAAAACGATTACTATTTTGGTTAATCAACTTCATAATTCGACCAGCGAGAACTGGAATTGAAATTCCTTCTCCCTGATTCGGCTGAATTGCAGCCGTAATATCCCGATTGTTCATTAAAATCTTCCATGAAATTAATGAATCTGCTGGACTAATTTTTTTTGATAATCGATCTGGCTTATGAAAAAGGATTGTGAAGTTTTGGCCGTCATCAAAATCATAAGTAAGAGCAATTTGAAGGACTTTTTTATGCTTAAAGGGCTTACTTTCCGTAACGTTTACGATTTTGACGCCAGTTTTTGAAAACTGATCCATAGAGTGATGCAAAATTGCAGACAGCTGCTCTAAATGCTGGTAATCAACGATAATAGAGTCGTAAAGCGCTTCTTCTACGCCTAGACTAGATAAAAGTGTAGGTAACCCATCAAATTTACTCAATAATTGGCTGTGATCATCATTTCGTTGCATATCTAATAACAACTTAGAAGTATCACCCTCATGAGAAATTAAATTGATTCCATCCCATTCAGGTTTTTCAGCTGCTACAACATTTTGTAATTGTTCTAGTTGCCATCTTTGAATCGGTTTTGAACCCGTCAAATTAAATTGTTGTGATGATAAATGGCGCTTAAGTCCAAATTGATTCGTTTCAATAACATCTGTAACACAAGCATCAAACATACGGCCGAATTGCAGTATCGCTAAATCAGCTGCATGCTGGTCATCGATAGCGCCTAATACCGCAACGGAATCAAACGCATCTATCCCACCCTTTTTGCCTTTTAAATTTACAACACGCCAGAAATCATTTTCCGTGTAATCTTCAGTGACTAAAGCATTAATTTGACGGTAATCACCCTTAATAAACCCAATTGAACAAGCACCACTATTCACCATGGAGTCAAAACCATGTACTAATCGGCTTTGATGTGGTGCGTGTGTTTGAATGAAAATTGATTTAACACTCACGGAGTTATCCTCATTTTAATTTGAGGATATTTTCTCAATTAGGTGAATCTATAAAGCCAATGAGTTCCATAGCTTATTTTAAGTTGGGAAACATTTTGATGAAATTTAAAGTAACAATGGTATGTGCTTTATTAGAGGCATCAAGGGGCAAATTGCCTGCTTGAAGTGAAACTAGATGCTCAATTTCAAATTGGTTTTGATTTCTTGCAGCTTTATCAAAAGCATATATTTTTAATCGCATTAAGTATTCAATTGGTGGCGGCTGAGTACCATCCTTATTAAACATTATATCTTTTATAGCTTTAGCACTATTCGCAATTGCAGCATCTTTAGTCTCAATAAATGAAATACTCAACTCATTTGACGCATTACCTGTTACATGGTTGAGTTGAAAGTGCCCCACATGCACTGCATCGGTTTGAGCATCAAGTAGTGATACATCGACATTATTGGCTAACCAAGCAACTTTATTTGAAGGATCAAAAATTGGAATATTCGCTTGAGCAATCTTACTGTTTGCACGGTAAGGCTGAATTTCTATTCCAAAATGTGCAGCTGAAAGTGTTCCTAATGCGTAAAGTTCCTGATAATGGGAAACAGCTCGATCCACTGTTAGACCAGACCATAAGACAGGATTTTTAGCAAAACGATCTTTAAACGGATTTAAAACGTTTCCAAAACTGTTATTTATAGTTTTATTCTGTGTTTCGTATTCAAAAAAAGCCATTATTCTTCATCCTCTGGAAATTTACGGCTCTTAGCAATACTTTCAGCTAATGTTAATGCTTCCTCATATTTCATACCTGTATCGCGCTCAAGAATGTACGCCATAATATCTACATCTAAATTTGATTCTTTCAATGATGCGATTACTTGTGTTTTAAGTAATGTTGTATTCATTCTTGATTGAGCATTGTTGATTTCTTCCGTAGCTGCTGCAGTTTGGTTTGAATAATATTCAACTTGCCAAGGGTAATCTTCAGGCTCAAATTGTTCGTTATAAGCAAAACCCCAATCCAAGTGAAGAATTTGATTAATCCCTTCGGAAGCTGCTGTTCGAATGTCTTGTGACCTACGCATGATTTGTGCAGAAGTATGGAATGCTCCACCTTCTCCAATACCACCAGTTAACATGTCAGCCCACCCTACCATACTTGGGTCTAGACCTATACCGCCCATTAACAAACGGACATTAATCATGAACTGTTCAATATTAATAGGTGAGCTTCGTTGATTCTTGATATCACCCACTGGATTTAGAACTTGTTTTTCATCAAATACTGGAAGCATGTGAAAAGCAGTATTCCAGACTGCTTCACCACCTGATAAAGCATCACGGACATAAGCCTCATGATTTTTGAGTAAACCTTCTAAACCACGGATATAGGCTTGACGTTGTGCTGGCGGCATTCCTGACATATTTACTGTCAAGAACATCTGATTTACGGTATCTGCAATTTGCTGGCTATTCATTGATGCCAAAGCGAGGATTACATCATCATAAATATCTTCAATCTCATAAAGAAATGAGCCGCCTAAATGCGCTGGTAAGATTGGTAGCTCATCTGGATCATCACCCTCCAACATTTTCGTGACAAGACCAGTTTCAACAAGCTCATATTGAGCAATATTGCTCATACGGGGCATTTTGAAACGTACCATTTGAATAGTATTCAGTTTGGTAATAGTTTTTTGCCAATTACGAGGATCTAAACAAAAAAAGGCGACAGTCTTACTGCCTTGTTCGAACGGTTGTATTAATGGCGGATATGTATACTCATTGCATACGAGGTCAATTACACCTATATCTTTTTTCCCATAAATACGTGCATAGGAATCACCGAAAGAAATAGCATCTCGGGCAAGTTTGCTTAAATACTTATTGATAAGCTTTTCCATCTTTACACGGCGCTCATCTAGTTGTTTTTTTAGTTTTTCAGCTGCTGGTCCATTCGCCTTTTTTAACCGTTCTGCGGGCGTAATAAAGACTTGTTGGCCGCTATAAGAATCTCCGCCTAAGGCTGCAGAAACATGAATCCCCATACCCTCTGCGATAGGTGCAAAGCGTAACATTCTCTCCCATTTAGTAAGAATTTCTTTTCGAGTACGCTTCTTATTGGCTTTGGTTTGGTTAGTCCCAAGTGAAAACGGAGCCATAGTTTCATATAGCTGCGCTGTTGCATCCTGATTAGGCGTATCGAATTGCTGATCATATGAATTAACATTTTCACCGAGTAACAACGATAAGAACCGAGAAGACATAACTAAGCCAAAATACCTAAATAATTAAGTATTTTGATGACTAATAATTTTTAACTTTTAGATGGGTTCCAAAGTTAATTGGAACCGTACAGATTCCATTAATTAACTGCATGCAATTCTATCTGAACAAATTTCTTATCTAATTAGAGGAAAAGCTCATGGCCGAAGTTAAAGTATTTAATGCTTTGGATATTGAATTAGCTCAAAAAACCCAAGACATCGTCAATGCGCAACGTTTTAACAACCGTCCTGCTTTCAAAACATTAAATCTAGGCTGGGATTTAGAGACTGGGTCGGTAGCAGTAAATTACACATTTGTAGAAGAACCACCAGTTAATGATCAGCCTGCTTAAACATGAAAGCCCCTAATAAGGGGCTTTTTAATAGCCAGTAATATCAACTATTAAATGACTATGAAATGGAGAATAGAGACTAGCTGAAGTATTCATACCATTAGCTAGTATCGTATATCCCCGAAGGATCTTACCTGAGAAAGTTGGATCACTATATGAGTTAGTCTTTATAGTACAGTATGAATGCATATAAGAACTCAAACCACCAGCTCCCCAATAATATTCATAATGAGCTGGACAAGCTAAAGCCAAGCCATAAGTCTTATTAGCATTATAATCAGGTATATCTGATAACCATGAGCTAAAATAATTTGCACTGCCTTTTAAATAAAAAGTTTCTGCTTTAACTACTTTTAAAGGATTGTGGGAGTTAGAAAATACAATCTCACCTTTACCATTCTTAATTAGTAATTTTGGCGAATGACCACTTTCTAATAAAGTAATTAATCCAAATACATAATAAGTTGCTTTTGTAAAAGGAAAAGTATTCTTATATTTAAATCCTCCTTGGTCGTCTAAGGTGTCAAAAATTACAGTTATTTTCCAATTATTTGTGGAAGTTTCTTCATATCTGACCTGCATCACAGAAACGCCTGTAAATACCACAATTGGTCTTTGTAAAGATGTAACATTCAAAACATGACACTTAACGTAACCAGATACAGATAGCACTGCAGGAGGTAATGGGTCTGAAGAAGCGACTTCCCTAACAAACTTATTTATAAGGTGAAAGTTTCTATAGCTGTCGTCAATTATTGTCACTTTATTATCATTGAGAATTTTGATGTATTCAGCCATTAGCATTTACCTATATGAATACTAACCGTTTGCTGAAAAGCTGTATTGTAATAAGCTCTACAATCATAAATTAATAAATAAGATGAAGTATCATCCATTTGATTAAGTATCTTATCGCCCAGCTTAGCCTCAATAGCCATAGCTTTAGTCAAAATGGCACATCCCATACCATTTGAATAAGACTCAACTACAGCACTATTGGCAGATAACACTTCACCAGAAGCTACATAAGCCCACCATCTTGGATGATTTTCAGCAGTATCTAGTTTTCGTACAATTGTGTCCATAGATGAACCTTTCGGGAGGACAACACTTAACGTTTCTGTATACATACTAAGATTAGATGTTAGATCAAGGACCACGTTGCCACCGAGGTCCCTTAATAAGAATGTAGCCATTTATAAACCAATATAAATTCTCTCAATATTGTTATCGTCATATAACTTTAAAGCGGTCCCTGAAATGACCATTCTTGCTTTTTGAGGCTGACTAGGATCTTTATAAGTAATTAAAGTCCCAAGTTCACCAGTTATGGCACTTAACTTGTCAACATTGAATAATTCAGCTGTAAGAGACTTGGCCTTAAAGTTTGCGGCTGTCAAATTCTTAATAAATACATCACTGTTCATCAAAACTTGATTGTCTTGGATTATGAACGGCATATATTTAGTAGAAGAAGAACCAGTTGTGAAGAAAATTCTATCCGCTTGGAAACCTATTGAGCTGAGCACAGTTCCATTTGTTTGCTCACTGACCATAGACATACCAGTAAACACACCGTTATTGTCCATACCCATTACGTATTTACCTTTCACACCATCAATCAAGTCAGCTTGTGATTTAAGCTTGATAGCATTTTGGCCGTAAACAGAAACCAAAGTTTGTAATGCACCAGCATATGCCCCCACATCAGTTGTATATGTGGTTTTGAAATTTTCGAAATCAGCTATGTTGTCAGCATCTTCAATATCGATAAAGTCTAGATCCACTTCACCAGCTTTACCTGAATAGTTACCAATGAATACAGGTGTAAAGAAAGCTGCTTTATTTGCAAATGTTTTGGGGTTTGTAAGCGTTCCAGCCCCACTACTTGCACCAGCAGATCTACCCTTGAAATACGCAACACCAGTAACCCAAGAACCCAATGCAGGTGCAGCACCACCAACCACATAATGACTTGAGCCAATATCTCCATTTATGTAATTCGTACCTGTAATAAATGCAGATTTTGCGGCATTAAAACAGGTGGCCCCCACATAAACTACACCAGCACCTGACACCCTTCTGTAGCGGTATTTAATCCGGTACATCTTATTATCATCAATTGGTAAGGTAGAGAACCAGTTTAGCCAGATTTCATCGTTGCCAGAATTATCACCCATCCGTAATGCATAACCTCCCCGACATGTTTGATCTTCAATTAAACGCATACCTATTCTTGAGCCGCTAGGCGTTCTGTTAATCCAATCTATCTCAAAAGTTTGCAAAGCAGACGCCATAATGGTTTGGCTATTTGCTGAATAGAGGGCTGATAATCGTTCATTGGATGAAGCAACTGCCTCATTCAATTTTGAAGAAGTCACATAATCTCTTTGTATGTCAGCAACTGTTCTAGATGCTGCAGCAGCTGTGTCTTGAGCTTTTACAATTTCTGCAAAAATTGGTACTGGTACAAGTGACGAATTATATTGAATTGGTTCAATAGATTGTCCCAAAGCTGTGAAAGACTCAGTTTTAATAAGTGGTGTAATCGTTTTATAGTGTGAAATATCATATCTCGCCCCACCCCGTAAAAAGACAGTTTCAATTGAAGAGTTAGGCATTTGTTTAATGTTTATTAAAGGTGATTGTGCAGTCCAGCTAAATGAGAACTTATCAATAATTCTATTTTCTGCTTGAGTACCCCATCCATTAGCGGTAACACTCCATTCACAATTAAGACCGAAAGAGCGTGTACCATGTGTAGCCCAAGGCACATTACTATTATTTTGGCCGCCCAAAGTACAAAATACTTTAAAATCATACTTTTGCTTACCGATAGCCAACTGAAAGATAACAGGATAGTAAATATCTGGATTCAAACCTGATAAGTCAACATTCGTTAAAATATTTTCTTTTAAGCTTTCAGTATTTTTCTGTAATGGATCAATATATTCTGACTTTAACTGATTTGACGATGCTGCAATTGCACGCTCAACATTAGTATTTGTTATATCCGCATTCAAAATATAAGCGCCGTTTTTAC